AATTGACCATCAGTCAAAGTAAGAGCATCAACACCACCAGACATAGAACGAGTCACTGCAGTAGACAATGTCTTGTATGCAGCTGCAGCAGAAACAGTACCCCATGCAGCACCAGAAGCAGAGATAACTGGGTGGTCAGTCCACCATAGGTACTTAGATTGTGAATTAATCACATTCTTGTAGTAGTTGTTTGCGCCATCAGACTTCTTAGCATCAGATGCTTTAGAAACAAATGCGAACTTTTCTAGAACAGCGTTGCGAGTACCAGTCCATGCACCATCTTCATCAATAACGATAACGTGTAGTTCGTCATTAGAAGCACCAGTTGAAGCAGCGTAAGCAGAAGTTCCTGGAGCAGCATCAAACTCAGCCTTGTAAGTCCAAGTACCGAAAGATGCAGAGTCAGCCATGGAAATCTTTAGGGAGTTACCTAGAGCACCTGGATATTTTGCAGCGAATTCACCAACAAGAGCAGAACCGTCTTCGTAGTTGTCACGGTAGCTTTGTAGGTTATTGATCTTAATACCAGTACCAGAAGTAACAGTGGCAGTAGCTGCAGCACCAGAACCAGAACCACCAGAGAAGGCGATAACTGGAGCAGTAGAATAACCAGAACCAGCAGTAGTAACTGTTAGGGACTGGATGGCAGAAGTAGCGATAGTTACAGCGCCGATAGTAGCAGCAGTAGATGGGCTACCACCAACTAGAGTAACAGTTGGAGCAGTACGGTAACCAGAACCAGCAGCAGTGATAGTGATACTAGTGATAGTAGAAGTACCGATTGTGGCAGAAGCAGTTGCACCGATACCAGCACCAGCGATAGTTACTGTTGGGGCAGAAGTGTAACCAGAACCTGGATTCACGATAGTCACTGCAGTGATAACACCAGACTCAACTGTCAAGCTACCAGTAGCAGTCACACCACCAGCAACTTGTGGTGCAGAGAATGTTACAGTAGGAGTACCAGTATAACCAGTACCACCAACCAAGTTAGTGATTCCAGTAACGCCAGCACCAGAAAGAACTGCAGTAGCTGCAGCGCCAGTACCTGTATCACCAGATTGTGGTACGATGTTCACAGAAGGAACAGAAGTATAACCAGCACCAGCAGATGCTAGAGTGATTGCAGTAACACCACCACCAGTGATTTGTGCACTGATAACAGCTTGAACACCACCGTCAGCATCAGGTGCAGAAACTGTAACAGTTGGAGCGCTAACGTAACCAGAACCAGCAGCGGTCAAGTTAACACCAGCAATGCTACCAGTAGTTGCAGCAACAGCGTTCAGTGCGCCAGTAGCATCACCACGCACAACCAAAAGGTTGTTGGTATAAGAAAGAAAGTTAGCAGCAGTGAAGAAACTGTCAGCGTTAGCATCAGTTGGCTTACCGAAACGAGCGACTAGATCGTTTTCAGAAGAAATTCGTACTGGATCCAAAACTGGACCCCATTGGAATGCTCCAGCAAACGCACCAGTAGACGAAGCTACTGCAGGGACGATAGATGTGAAGTCTTTTTCTACGACTGCTACACCTGGACTAAGTTGAAAAGGCATTGTAATTCTCCTTGATTACATTGTTTATTTTAGTTTTGCTACTAGGAGCACAACCTACTAATTTATTTATGAAAAACCTATTTTCAAAAGTTTAGGGGTGGTTTTTCGTCATGGTTCCCATCATCAACAAACCCAAATGGAGTCAGCTCATTCTCAATAGCTTCGATACGTTGCTGATACATAATTTCACGAAGATTCACATTATTTAGGTCTTTGAAATATGGGTTAGTTGTTAGCCATGAAAACAGCACTAGACCCATAACAAGGTCATCGTGGTATCCATCATCGGCTGCATAACTGCCCTTGACTTCGATAAACGTGGAAATCTCCGAGATGATTTCAGCATCTCGAACGAGCAACTTCTGCTCTTCCATTAGGGACTTGAAGTTATGGCACCCGATACGTTTAACACGTTTATCGGTCATAACACCAAGTTGGGTCTTACCACCACCAAAACCACCAGACACGGTTTGCATACCAGTAGTTCTATTAACAAACAACAGATTTTCGTACTCTAGTTCTGAATAAAGAATATATGGAACTTGCTCACTTGAGTTCATTTCAATCAGAACATACGCTTCATTATATTGCGTACCCACTGTGTAAATCACGTTAGGGTAAAGAAGTGGGCTAATCGTATTATTTCGATACTTACCAACCAACTTATACGGCACTTCAGTGATATCAATAATCACGAAAGCAGAATAGTCGCCATCCACACCCTTAGCGGTATCAGCAACGATTACGTATGTGTGTCCACGTTCTGGCTTCTCGTAGATGTCCAGACCGTCTTTGCTGTGAATAGGATTATCAAACGACATGTTTGCAATCGTATCAGCGTTAATTAGCGTTAGGCTAGAACCAAGGAATTTACACAATACCTCTTGGTTGTACTTAAGATCGCCCAACATGCGCTTTTGTTCTTCAGCCCACTTTTCGTCACGTCCAGGAATTTTCCAGTATGGAATGAATAGTGGAACGAAACCATTGCGATCGTTCTCAGCGTCGTTCCAGAATTTCCAAAAGTGATTGTAACCTAGTGGTGTACTACTTAGTAGAATCTTAGTCGTGTTACCCGCAGAAATAGTAGGGTAAACAGAAGTGAAGAACTGTTCAGCAACAGTGTTTGGAATGATGGCAGCTTCATCAACGTATAGCATGTTAACAGACTTACCACGAATACCAGAAGCAGTAGTTGCAGCAGTGAATACCTTGGAACCATTTTCCAGTTCAATGTCACCCTTGTTCCAAGTAGTGACACCTTGTTGCAACCATTGCGGTAGGTTCTCATACATCGTTTGGTATCTGTTCAATACTTCACGTGCAGCAGTAGCCTTGTTGGCTAGAATCGCTACAGTTTTAGCTTCTTGGAACAGAGTGTACCAAAGGATGTACGCAGCTGAGGTAGTTGTCTTACCTTGCTGACGACCTTCCATAAGAATAACCTTACGGTTCTCATGGATAACTTTTACCTTTTCAATCTGACAGTCATATAGCTTGAACGGTACAAGACCGTGGTCAAGCGAAACAATCATACAATAATTTTCAATAAAGTAGATTGGATCACGTGCACACTTCAAGTATTCTTCAACCTGTTCAGGTTGGAACTGAATCGCAACACCAGCTGCCTTAAGGTTCTGGTTTGAATTATATATTTGAGCCATGCTTTAGAAGTTATCTTCCCAATTCTCTGCACTTACAGTAGCAGTAGTTGTGTCACCTGTTGCAGTATAGATACGATTTGGTGTAGTGCTTTCAGGGAATCCAATATTTGCGTTGACCGTATTGATAACACCTTGACTGCTAACTGGACCAAACATGTTAGTCTTTAGAGTGAAGTTCAGTGTATGAGTAACGAATCGACGAGTTTGGAAGTCACCATCATACTCATCGGAAACGCTAACGCTATTTAGAATAACTGGAACGTCTTGAATCACATTCATCTCTGGAACTACCTTAACTGGCAAGTTATACTCAGGTGTGAATGTTGGAAGAATCTGCTCAAGGATTTGAAGACCGTCTTCTTGAGTCTTGGTTAAAATATACAGCGAGATTTCAATGTTGTATGGCACAGGCGTATACATAAAACTCTTTGACGCAGTACCATCACCACACTCAATCTTTTGCATACGGTTCAGCTTGCGCTGAGCATCGTAGTTGTAGCTAAGAATCTCAAACGACATTCTTGGAAGAGATGTGTATGTTGAGTTCTCCAAATTTGGGTCTGAGTCGATACGAACGATCCACTTTTCTTTTGGAGCATACGCCAATGGAACTTGCAATCGTTGGATTGTTGTTCCATTTACAGAGTCGCCTTGTTTACGGTCAATATAAACATCACTGAACAAACGACCAAACGATACGATTGTCTTGCGGATTATGCCGTGGTAGTATACTTGTCCGTTAAGCATTATACAAGATCTCCGAATGGGTTATTGTCATTGAAGAGGATGTCAGCTGCTTCTTCTCTGAATGTATTGTTATCACCAAACGACTCAACCTTATCGATGTTCGCCTTAATAGTAGCTTCGGCAATAGCGCCAGTACCACCACCGCCAGTGATAACAACTGTTGGTGCAGTTTTATATCCAGTTCCTGGAGATGTTACGTTAATTGCCACAACTTTTCCTGCGTTGGTACCAGTGCCAAGAACAGCAACTGCTTCGGCTCCATAACCAGAGCCAGACTCAAACGTAATTGTAGGCGCAGTAGTGTATCCACTACCACGGTTTAGAAGCGCAACAGAAACAACTTCACCGTATTGGTTTCTAGTTGTATTGGTAGAGAATGTCTTCAGTGATTCAAAGGCATCAACTTCAGCAATACCAGTATCGATACGTTCTGAAGAGTATTGGAACAATTCAACTTGTAGCTTATACACATACAGCTTACCAAGTTGATAGAATGGATCTTGATGTTGAACAAACTTGATCTCAAACAATGACTTAGTCAACGGGAAGTAAATCAAGTCACCCTCGTTTGGACGAGTAGGAACGGTTGTTACACCGTAGCGTCCAACAAACTGATCCCAACGGCGACGAGCAACAACTAGAGTTGCTGATTGTTCAATCATCAAACCAAACTTCTGGATGAATGCTCCTTGCCCACCATAAGAGTCTACGTTCTCAAAGTACATCTCAATAGGGAATGACGCTTTGAACTCGCTCAAACGATCTTCGCCCAGCACGTTATCTTTGGAAACTAATGTTCTTGGAATGTAGAAAAGTTCGTTGCCGTACATACGCAACGTCTCGATGATGAGATCCTCAACAAGCAACTGCTCATTGCGAGTCCCATTGGTAAAGTAAACATTAGTTGTTGTCATGCTTATCCTAAGAAGAAGTCCAACGGCGCAGACTTATTCATCAATTCATCTTCAAGATCTTTAACTTCGCTAGTAGCCTCATCATACAACTTATCGCCATCCAATGTAACTCCACCCATTAGTTGGATGCCTTGGAATTTCTTGATATTAGTTGCCCACTGTTTCTTGAATAAAGCAGTTACATAGTGTTTTAACCATGAGTCATCCCACACTTTAGCGTTCTCTGAAGGATCAAGAGCACGGTAGCACTCAACCACAACAAAGTCACCAAGCATAACATCAGTTTCCCAGTTAATGTCTAGGAATAGTTTAGACTGACGACGGTTGAAACGGAACATTGGATGACCGTTAAGTTCCAAGTCAAGCATAGCCAAGTGAGACATAACAGTCTTATAGTAAATGATGCTTGTAGAAGTTAGATCGTACAAGTCATTTAGGCGCAACTGATATTGTAAGTCGAAGATGTTCTTTGAAGATGATGCTTGACTGAATGGGAGAACACGTGTGATACCATAAACCAAGTCTGGAACTTCAACGTATTTTTTATCATAAGAACCAAGTGATTGTGCTGGGGTGCCAAGAGTAGCAGTTACTCCTGTTGATGTGATTGTCTCTCCAGTAACGAATGTTCCAACTACGTTTTTGACGAGCAGAGTATTGCCTGCAGAAACACGATTAGTTTCGCGAACAACGACAGCTCTTGCACCAGAAGTAGAGCCAGTCACAATTGCGCTAAGTGGAAAAGATTGTGCGTTGTTAGTTGTTAGAGTCAAAGTAGATGCAGTGATGTTGAACTTCATGTAAAGTTTCTCGACACCGTCTGGATGATACTGACGCCAGTACTCTAGTGCTTCATCCATTCTGTCGTCTAGTTGATCATCGTCTACGTTGATTTCAACGACTGGTGCACCCAATGCTCTTAGAGCATATTGCTTTAGTTGTTCTTTAGTTGTGACAGCCATTTATTATCCTTATACGATTACCCAAGTAGAGCCAGTTGGGATTGTTACAGTTACACCGTTGGCAACTGTTACTGGTCCAGCAGATATTGCGTTGTTTCCGCTATTGATAGCATAGTTTGCAGAGATGGTATTTGAGTGCTCAAACATACCACCAGTTGCAGCAAAACCAGTTGCGTTAACTTCACCAGAAGCATCACGAACAGCAATAGTGTTGACACCGTTAGCCGTATCAGCATGATAACCATCCACCATTTCTACGTTAAGGTTTGCTACCTTTGTAGTAGAAGAAACCACCAGTGGTGCAGTTCCAGTAGCAACAGTATTTGTTAGCTGTCCAGACATACTTAGCGTTGTAACGCTAGACAGTGCGCCTGTTACGTTTGCAGAACCGTTGAAGTTTTGACCCCACAAAGTTCTTGTGGTTGTTAGAGTAGCAGCAGAACCAGTAGTGTTTTGGTTTAGTGTTGGGAATGTGCAGTTCGCTAGGTTACCTGACGATGGAGTTCCCAGTGCTGGAGTTACCAGAGTCGGGCTATTTGACAATACATTAGATCCAGTGCCAGTTACTGTACTGAATGCAGTGAAGTCTGCATCCCAATCTGCAGCAGTTGTTAATGCGGTTCCGATACACATCACATGCGCAGTAGTTCCTGGAAGAACTGTTGCTACTAGGTTACCCCCAGATGAGTTTACTGTTACGTTGCCAGTTGAAAGGTTTTCAATCTCATAACCCATACCAGTAGTTAATGTACTGGTTACAGGAAGAACAACAGTTTGTGTGCTTGTGCCAGTGAATAATTGGTAGTAGTTACTTGATGCAGTTAATGTAGTTGAACCTGCAGCAGTAGCAGTAGTAGTATAACCAGTTCTAATATTATTAATAGTTGGTAGAGTCAGAGTCTTGTTTGTAAGAGTCTGTGTGCCTGTTAGAGTAGTAACAGTTGAATCGATGGCAATTGTTACGGCTGAACCACCATTGAAGCTAGTGCCAGATAATCCAGTGCCAATAGTT